CGTAATACCAATCGCCGCCGCGCCAGCGTTTGTTCCATTCAATTCCATATCTGAAATTGTGAACAGCTTTCTGCTTGGGTCTGTCCCCGTTGCGTTGATAAACGTAGCAGAACCATAATATGCTAACTTGGTGTCGTATTTGCCTTCACCAATCCAGTTGACAGACTTTTTTGTAATCCCAGAATTGCACCGATAAGTTCCCGCAGGAAACAAAAGAGCCTGACCGGAAGCGGCACAAGCATCTTCAGCAGCCTGAATAGCGACCGTATCATCCGCAACGCCATCGCCAACAGCGCCGAAATCCTTGACCGAAACATATTGAGCCAGCTTGTCTTCAACGGTGGTAGCTACGCTTCCCGTAAATGGTGGATCATAACTGACAATCGACGCGTCTACAGCGCCGCTGGTGCTTTGCACTGCGGTCGTAAACTTGACTTCGCCGCCGACGTGTACGCCAGAGGTAAACGTGACAGTGTCGCTGTCCGTCTCCAGATAGCTGTCGCCAACATACTGGTTCACGCCGTCAATGTAGACCGACAGCGAGTTCGTGCCGGGCGTGTAGTTGATCGTCGTCAGGTTAAACACAGTCTGGCCGGCGGTAGCCGTGATGACTTCTTCCTGCACCGTGTAGTTGACAAAGTTCGAGTTGACGCCGGTGATGTTGTCGTAAGTGCCAAGCAGGATGCCTGTGGCTGTCTCAATGACAAACTTATAGACCAGACCGTCAGTCAGCCAAATCTCGCCGCCCGGTACGCGTCCTGCGCTATCCAATATGATAGGGTTGCTGTGCGGCGTAATACCTAGTGCGCTGGTGTAGGACGCCTGCGGCGTGGTTGTGCCGGCTGCATAGGTGTAAATCTTGCCGCCCGACAGGATAACGCCGTTATTGTCGAAAAACTGCGCTGCAAAGCCGCCGATGGGTGAAGGGGTTACTGACATCTAATTACTCCAGTAGCAACAATCCGCCGTCCTCTTGGACGAGGTTGTCTCCAATTTCAGTCAGCAGATTGCCTTGTACAACAGCGTCAGCGTAGCCGGACAGAAAGCTAATAATGCTTCCTAATCCTAAAGAGATACCGTTACGAAGCGCGCCGCCGAAGCCCATGTATCAGTTCCGGTTAATCGGCTTGGCGTACACCGTACCACCTGTGGACACCTGAATGGCGCTCACACGCCAAGGAGCGCCCGACGTGTTGACAGTCAGCACAAAAGGAATTGGCGTAAATGGCGGGATTGGCGTGCTGGCGGTCGTAGCGACAGCGCCGACGCCTACTTCGACGTAGCAAGCCTGATCCGACCAGACCACAACGCCTTGCGCGCCGGGAGGCCATGTGGACGTGTTACCAGCAGTGCCGGTATACGCCACGCTGTATGCAGGATAATCAGCTTTGCTTAGTGGGTTTAAGAGTTCCATAGCGCGTCCTTATGCGAGAAATTTCAGTTTATACAGCGTGCTGTAATACAGGCCAAAAATCTCGTCGATAATGTTTTGGATTGGGGTGCAATCCTTATCGACGACTTTATACCGCATTTCCATCAGTTCGTCTACTTGACCTTCAAGAAACTCGACAATGTTGTTGGTTTTCTTAGCCGACATCAGCGAAATAGGGCCGATGAGGCCGTATTTGCCCTGATAGGCTTCCGCATATTTGTCTGCCAAATCAATGATTTCGCTGTAAAACTTCCGCAACGCTTTATGCTTTGCGTAGCTGCGCGTGTTCAAATGCGTCGAGTGTGCAACGTCACGCGCAAGAAACAATGTACCTACAAAATCAGCGCAACTCATTACATCATTCCTTCAGGGGCTTGTTCTTGCATTGGCATTTCCATCGGCATCTCAGGCTGTTCGCCCATCTCAGGGGCTTGCTGCATCTGTTCGTCCATCTGCGGTACTTCGCGCATTTCAGGTGAACCGCCGATCAAGTCGCCTGTATCCAGCGCGCCTGCAATCGTACCCATGACAATATCCTGAATTTGCTCAGGTGTCATGCTGTTTTGTACCGCAGAGATGCGCTTGGTTTCGGCTTCGTAAGCCTGCACTTCAGCCTTGTACTTGTCGATGGAAATCTTCTGCTGCTCTGCGCTATCTTGGATGTTTTCCATGATGTCAGACACGCGGTTGAGTTCTTGCGACAAGGCTTCGATCTGTTGCTTGGCGGCCATGATTTCAGGCGATTGGTCGCCTTCTTCCAAGACTTTCGGATCAAGGATTTTCTTAAACCGCTTCGCCATTTCCTGCGCTCCGGGCCAATCCATGTTTTTGATAAACAGATCGCCGGCCACAGTCCAAAGCTGCGGGTTGGATTGCAGGATCATCGACATGGCGTCGAGTGCTTCTTGACGCTTGGTCATGTAGCCGGGGCCAGTTGTGACCATAACGTCGTATGTGCCGATTGACGGGTTGTAGATTTTTTCGATCAGTCCGCCATTTTGGTCACGAATTTCCTTGACAGGCTCTTGCTGCATTGGGTCCATTTTGACCATGCTGACTTCGCCATCAACGCCAATGATGCGCGCGATACGCTGTGTGTCGTAAATCTTAGGGATAATATCGACAAGCTGGCGGGTGATGTGACGGATCGCACGGGCAAGGTTGTCAACATAATGATACGTGCCGACATCGCCCTGCTTTTCGCGTGCGGTGATGGCTTTTGCAGACCGTTCGTTGCCTTGCTGGCCCAAAGATGCGTCATACTGGCCGGTGGTGGACTTGATGTCCTCACCAGCGCCCATTTTAGCCTGTATCAGACCTGTTTGCGGCAGCGGTGGGGCTGCACGCTGCGGAAGCGGCAATACGTTCCCAGCGCCGTCTGTAACGTCTGGGTTGACTTCCAAATACGGCCAGTTGGTCGTGTTGGCAGTCTTCCACTGGTTCTCATAGCCCTCGAACTGACCGCCATAGGCAATAAAGGGCGCTTTTGGCGCCAGCGCCAGCATTTCTGCTTCTTGGCTGGTCCAATAGTTGTACATACGCTGTGCGTCTTTGGCGTTCCGCACCAGACCGGACACGTAAATCTGTCCTTGCACTTCAAATTCGTTACCTACGACGCGCACGACAGGTATCCAACTGCCCGGCCATTCGCGCTCGTCCAGCACGTCATAGCCATTGGTCTTCATCCACATGACTTTTTTGCGGTCTACTTCGCGGCTGCGGATCGGCTTGCCGTACATGGCGCGCAGTTGCTTATCCATGTCGGTGTTTTTGAACGCAGAGACGTTGTCTTGGTACAGGTTTAGCGTTTCGCGCTTGCGCTTGTAATAGAAATACTCCGCGACGCGGATAGTGTCTTCGTCAAGCCATGCCGACATACTTTCATCGCCGACAGCGGTTGACAGGATCGACGAGATGGGTGTCGCGTCTGGAAACTCGCGCTCGTACTCGTCTTTCGTCATATCCTGCGTGACAAAGCACCATTCAGCGTCTGCGCCGCATGGGTCTTGGATCGTAGGGTCCATGTAGACGCTAAACGAGTTGCGGACGCGCATAATGCGAACGTCTTGGTCGAAAGTCTCTTCGTTGCAATATTCCGTAATGAGACGGATATAACCTTCGCCGTAGGTGACTTGGTTGTCGCAGGCTGTGTCGTAGGCTACGTCAGCGTCGGACATATACTCGATGTGCCGCACGACGCCGTCGAAGATCGCTGCTACTTCAATGTCAGCGTTATCATCGACAGGGATTACCTTACCGGCAGGCCGGTTTTGACGCTGTTCGTTCGTCACCTGACGGACGTGCTGCGGCAATTTGTTAATTGTCAAGCAGGGACGTGCGTTAATTGTCTGGCCTTGCACCGCTCCGCGGGTCGCCAACACATCAGCAGGCCACTGCCACTGGTTGTCAGGGCTGCCGGCCATGAACCGAAGGTCGTCCAGTTCGTCTTCACGGCTGTCCGAATAGGCTGCCATCGACATCTGTAGCCGATGGCGCATGGTTGCCATTGTATCCGGGTCACCGCGAGTGTTCGCTGGATCGCTACCGATGTCAGCTACATCGCCTACTTTGTTAATACCTGTCGGATCAGCCATTGTGGTTACTTTTTACCTTTTTTAGCGGCTTCACGCTTCACGCTGTACGCGATTGCGACCGCCTGTTTGACAGGTTTTCCGGCGTTTACCTCGGCCTTAATGTTCTTGCGGAACGCGGCTTTGCTGGGCGACTTGACCAGAGGCACTTTATTTCTTCTTTGTTGGCGTTGGCTTCATCGACACGGTCGTGCGGATGACTTGCACTGGCTTGGCAGGCTTTACCATCTCTGCGCCGCGTGTCGTGCCTTCGCGGGCTACAGCTTTCATAGCTGCGCGTGCGCGTGCTGGGTCGCGGTTAGCCATTGCAGCCTTTTCAGCCTTTACAGTGCCTGTCTTATACAGGGCTTTGGTGTATTTATTAGCTGGCATTTACTTACCCTTCTTAGCTGGTTTGGCTGTTTTGGCGCTTTCTTTGAAAGCCTTGGCTGTGGGGGCGCCTTTAGCGCCCGGTTTACGCATTTTTTCGCCTGATCCAGCAGCAATGCGGGCTTTCTTGGCGTTGATGTTGGCATATAGTCCGGGTTTCATGGGCATTTCCACCTTTTCAAACTAGCTTTGGCGCGTTCGCCGTCTTTTGCCTTGGCTGCAACAGCCCCCATGCGGGCGCAGAACGACGCTTTGCGTCCTGCGTCAGCCTTTGTCTTTGGATTCGGCGCTGGCGCCTTCAATTTGCTGCCTGTTGCAGCGTTATATTTCGCTCTACCAGCGGCAGTCAGGCCCGCACCTTTTGACACAGGCAATTTCTCGCCTCTGCCAACGGACAACGAAACTGATTTTTTCTTGTCTGCCACTAGCTGCCCATCCAAGATGTAGAATATCCAGCGGGAGAATACCCGCTTGAGGAGCGTCTGTCAACGCGTCCTTGTCGTGGGTCTTTAGATGCCACAGGAAAGGCAAATGTCACCGCTATGGCGTCCGCTGCGTCAGGTGACGCCAGCCCGCGTGACTTCATATCTTTCTTGCTTTCGAGGAACAGCGTACCCTTGCTGTCCGGCTTGGTGCGCGGGCTGATAAGGTCTGTCTTCAGGAACCTGTCGTTGGGGATATGGCCTGTGCGTAGCCAGTCACGCATGGAACCCCACATCTCTGCGCGCTTGTTGCCCCACATGATCTGGTTCTTGGCCTTATTGCCGAAGTTCACGCCACGTATCTTGTACCGCTGCTCCTTCAGCCTGTCCACGACGCCTGCACCTAGCCCGCCTTCGTCGATGCAGACCAGCGCAGGCTTGAACTGCTCTATGGCGTCGATGACGTAGCCAGCCACTTCCATTGTGTCAGCGCCGCGGTGTCTCCGCAACTCTAGGATGTCACGGCCCTGCCGTATGGCGATGACGGTGGCGTCCGCCCCGAAGCGTGCAGGGTCCACACCTATGACGATGGGGGCGCTGTCGTCTTTGATGGGTGGCCGCTTCATGGCATCATCGACCAGATTGCTGCCGATGAACTGATCGTCACCTTCAGACGGGAAGTTACCGTAGACTTCGACACTGGCTTGGTAGCTGTCTGGCCCGTATTCATCTATGATGCGCTGATACAGGTTTTTGTCTGTACCCTCGACATCGCGGGCGTCGATGACGCGTGTTTGCCAGAACGCCCGCTTGCTGTGGAACGTCTCGTAGAAATACCCTGTGTTACGCCGTGGGTTGGAGAACGCCAGATGAAAGCGATGCGGCGTGTTCTCCGTGAAGAAACCATCACTCACCGACCAGATGCTGTCAGGGATACCGCTGGCTTCGTCGAAGATCAGCATCACACCGTCGAAGTTGTGAACCCCTGCGTATGCGTCAGGGTTTTCTTCCGACCACAGCCGGCCCTCGACTGACCAATAGCGCGTGCCTTTTTTCAGGTCACGTTCGACCAGTTCTGTCAGCCACTTGGCTGGCATGATGCGTGTGGCGGCTATCTCGAACCAGTGACTGTTGAGCGACATCGCCAGCCACTTGGTAATTTCTGCCCATGTGACGGACCGCAACTGCGCTTCGGAGTTTGCCGACACGATGGTCGTTGACCCTATGCGTGATGACAACATCCAGATGGTGAGCCAACTGACTAGGGCTGACTTGCCGATACCGCGCCCTGACGCAATCGCCAGCCGCGCTGTGTCAAAGTCAACCTTGCCGTTGTTCGCCTTGATGTGGTCGCGCAGGTCTGAGAGTATCTGGCGCTGCCATTTACGCGGGCCGGGAAAATGTTCCAGCGGTGTGCCTGCTTGGCCCCACGGGAATGTGTACAGCACAAATGCTAGGGGGTCATCCTTCAGGCTGGGCGACCACAGCCGCGCCATCAACTCCATCTCGTCTTGCGCTGAATATATCGGCTGCTGCATG